GCCCACTGCGAAACGGTGAGACGCCCGCGCGGACGCACGGCGCGGGACGCGGCGGCGGACATTATGGCGCGGGCGGAAGTGGTCATGCTTCCCCCCATTTTTTAATTTTATCGGCAAGGTCGGTCAGAATTTGCTCGAATGATTCCACCAGCACCGCGCGGATCGTTTCGGTGTCGGATAGCGCGACCAGCTCGGGCGCGATGCGGTCGGGCAGGATTTCCAGCGCGCCGCGAAACGTTGCGGCGAGGTCGGCGGCGAACAAGCGGGCGGCGTCGGCTTCGACAAGTTTGCCGCTGGCCTGCTCAAATTCCAGCTTGGCGGTGAGGGCGTTGTATTTTTCTTTCACCGCGCGCGCGGCCTGGTAGCTGTTGCCGATCTGCGCTTCCTGCGCCGATGGCGCGGCGCGCTCGGCTGCGGGCGATCCGGTATCCGCCCCGCCATCGCCCGCCAGCGATGCCCGCGCCTGGTCGCGCGCGGCGACGGCATCCGCCCGGCTGGGGTCGGCGGTCATCGCGATCAGCTTCTGGCTTTTTTCCACGTCCACCAGCCCGTCATCCGTCAGCACAACCCGCCCGGCCTGCTTGAGGCGGGTGACGTGGGATTTGTTTCGCCCGATGAGGGCGGCGAATTCGGATTGGGTGGCTGTGGTCATGGTTCAGTTCACGCCGGGAAGTGCTTGCCCGTTGCCGCATGAACTGCGCGCTGCCCGGTGTATTCCTGCCAGCGGCGAATAATTATATCCACGTAGTTCGGTGATAGTTCCGACAGGCGCGCCTTCATGCCCAGCCGCTCGGCGGCCATGAGCGTGCTGCCCGATCCGCCAAACGCATCCAGCACTATATCGCCGCTGCGCGCGCTGTTGCGCAGATGGCGTTCGATTAGCGCGACCGGCTTCATGGTCGGGTGAATGTCGTTGCGCGCCGGCTTGTTCTCGGTAATTACCGAGGTGAGCAATTCCTCGATTTCGGCCTTGCCATCCACCACGAATACACCAGCGCCCAGGTGTAATTCCCACTTGCCATCCGCGCGTTTTACGAATGGCGATCCGTCCCCCATTTGTTCTACGGTGGTTTTTTTGCGACCGCCAAACCAGCGGTGTGCCCCCCCCCCGCTTCCATCCGTACAAGATCGGCTCGTGAATCCATTGGTAGTCGGAGCGGCCAAGCACGAGCGTGTTCTTGCGCCAAATAACCACGCCGGATAGCTTGAATCCGTTATCGAGCATTTGTCTGGTGAAATTCGACCGCTCGGTCTCGGCGTGAGCCACGTAGATCGATGCGCCAGGCTTCATGGCGGAATAGGCGGTTCGGTAGAAGTCGCCCAGGAACTGCGCGAAGCTGGCATCGTCCATGTCATCGTTTAGGATGCGCGAGGTGTTGCGTTGAGTGCGTCCGTTATCGCCGTTATTCAGAAACTCTGCCTTGTCGCCATAGGCGACGTTGTAAGGTGGATCAGTCCAGCAAACATCCGCCAGCTCGCCATTCATCAGCACATCCATCGCGGTCTGCGTGGTGCAATCCCCGCAGATCAGGCGGTGCATCCCCAACAACCACACGTCACCCAGGACGCTGACCGGGATAACCGGCGCGGGCGGGCACTCCTCCGGGTCTTTGCCGGGCTGTTCAGCGCCGATACCGAGCAGGCCGTCAAGTTCCTCGTTTGAGAATCCCAGCATGTCAAGCGCAAAACCATCCTGCTGCAAGCCTTTAATCTCGGCGGCCAGTATTTCTTCATCCCACCCGGCGTTCAGCGCGATCTGGTTGTCGGCGATGACGTAAGCCCTTTTCTGCGCCGCTGTGAGCCAATCGACCCGCAGGCAAGGTACGGATGCCACCCCGAGGCTTTGCGCGGCCAGAACGCGCCCGTGGCCCGCTACAATCCCCCCCGCCGCGTCGATCAGCACCGGGTTGGTGAAGCCGAACTCGCGGATGCTGGCAGCGATCTGGGCGATCTGCTCGGGCGAGTGGGTGCGGCTGTTGCGCGCATACGGCACCAGCGCGGCGATTGCGAGCATTTCGATTTTTTCCTGGACTTTCACGTTTTCCCCTTTTTTTGGCTCAAAATTGAAAAATTACGCCAGAATGATGGCGATTACGGCAAAACTTACGCCTCAAAGCCGCGTCATTACTTAACTTACGGCAGTTACGGGTAAATATCTGCGCGAGCGCGGGGGCGCGCGTGTGTGTGCGCGCATGTGTGCGCACGTCCCGTGAGGGAATTGCCGTAACTGCCGTAATTTCTAGGCGCCGCGCGGCTTTGAGGCGTAAGTTTTGCCGTAACTGGTAGCGTAACTGGCGTAACTTCATAGCTCGAATTCTCCCTCTTCGGCGAAGGTGAAAAAACACTCAGTCAACCAAATGGCTTGTGATTTACCATCTTTTACAATCACGTTGCGCGAAGTTGCCAGAAGTTCATCAGGTGGGATAACCATTTTGCGGCTAAGCGTGGTCGCGTCGAATTGGGTCTTGTGAGTGGTGACCGGTTGCCCGGCTTTCCACCGCGGCAGGTTTTTAATGGTGCCGATAAACTGCGGCAGCGATCTCGGCGTGCGTTCGCCGCAGCGCTCGCACCATTTTTTGTACGTGACGTAGAGGTGGCTGCCCAGGCATGGCACGAACGGGGCGGCGTCGATTTCGCCGCGCTGCCATTCCTGCAGGAAGCGCTGCACGCTGTCCAGGCTGACTTCGATCAGGTCTTCCTTGGCTTTGGTCATCGGCGGTTTGGTGTGTTCGTCGAAATCGCCGAGGTCGAGGTTGAGCAGGTAGTGGTGCAGCGCGGCGATGCCGCCGGCGTTGAGTTCGTCGCGCACTTGCTGGTAGAACTCGGCGTCGAGTTTTTCCGGGGTGTGGATGATGGTGTAGCGGCGGTCGTCTTTTTCCAGCACCAGCGGCTGGCTTTCGTTGGATAGAAATACCAGGTTGACGTGGTTGCGCTCATCGTGCGCGGCGACGTTCTTCGGGTTGATGCGGATCCATTCGCCGGTGACGAAGCTCTTGAGTTTGTTTTTGACGTGGTAGAGCTCCTGCCTTGCCACCACCTCGTCGGCGATCATCAGCAACTTGCGGCTGGCCCAGTCGTTGAATTTGTCCTCGATCGCGGCCTGGTCGACGATGCGGCCATATTCGCCGTAGATCGCCATGACGGCCTCGAAGAACAGATTTTTACCCGTGCCCTGCGGGCCGTGGAATACCAGCGCGGTGCGCATCTTGGCGCCTGGGTGTTGGATCGGGTAGGCGATCCACTTCAACACCCAGGTGAAAACTTCGTGGCGATGTTCCTCTTCCGCGCACAGGTATTCGAGCAACTCGATCAGGATGTCGCAGCGGCCTTTTTTCGGCACGGTGGGCCAGCCGCCCCACAGGTTGCACAGAATGCGCTTGTCGGTGCAGGCCGGGTCGAAGCCGACCTCATCCATGCGCACCACCTGCTTGGTGGTGCGCATGTCGCGCCAGCCGTGTTCCGGGATGATGTCCATCACGTCGGCCTTGGGCACCAGGATGTGTTCCTGATGGTCGAACATCGTGCCCTTGCCGCCGAAAACCAGCGCGAAGCGCTCCAGCGCCTCATCCAGGGTGAGCATGGATTTCAGTGCGAGCCGTTCCCCGCCGCTTTCCCCGCCCCCCTGTGGTGGAACGCCCGCGCGCGGTTTCGCGTCGCGCCATTTCAGTTCGTCGAGCTTGGCGTTGACTTGATCTGCCAGGGTGAGGGGTAGACCGGTCAGGACGGCGAGGTCGTTGAAGTCGGTGTATTTTTTCCCGGCGCGGATGTCGTTGCCTGCCGCGTCGAGCGGGAAGATCGGCTTGATCCACGCGCTGCGCTCGATTTCTGCGCATGCGTTCGCGGCGGCGGTACAGCCGGGATTTCCGGGGGTGAGGTCGTCGTCGTCGGCGCAGAACAGGATGCGCAACAGCGGGTAGGTCTTGGCCAGTTCCTTGCCGGCCTTGATCAAGTTGTTGGCGCTGAAGGCGTAGGCGACGCTCTGGCCGGTGGCCTCGTGCAGGCTGGCGGCGGTTGCGTAGCCTTCGGCGATGAGCATGATGCCGTCGCGCCGCACCGGGCCGATCAGGCCAAAGGTGCCGCCCATCGCCATGCCGCTCGGCCAGAATTCCTTGTCGCGCTCGATCTTAATGCGGCGCGGGTGGCCTTTGGCGTAGATGAATTGCAACCCCTGGATGATGCCCTTGGCGTCGTGCATCGGCACGACCAGCGCGTCTTGTGCTGATTTCAGACGGAAGAAATTCGATTCGTCGATGCCGGTCAGCGTCATGTCGCCGGTGTCTGCCGGCAGGATGCGCAGGCCGTGCGGCTTGATCTGCTTGAGCGCCAGGTAATCGTGCGCCTCGCACGGCGCGCATTTGTTCCACACCGACGCCGCCCACTGCGCCGCCTTTTTGGTTTCGGCGCGCCGCGCTTCGGCCAGCTTGCGCTCGGCTTCCTTGTGCGCGGCCTTGATCGCGGCCTTGTCCTCAGCGGTGAGCACGACGGCATCGTCCTTGCTCAATTCGAGCTTGGTGTAGCCGTCGTCGTTGCCCTTCCACACGCCGAAGCAGCCGACGAGGTAGGTGTGCCCCGCCTTCGATTGCCACTCGCGCAGCTTCGTCCAGCCACGCCGCTCGCGATCCTCGCCCTCCACCTTCCAGCGCTGAATCCGCGCGTCGTATTCCAGCGGCTTGTCGAGGATCAGCCCGGCGCAGTCGAGCTGCGATTTAATGTCATCGTAGTTGGCGTGGGTCATTTCGCCGTCCTCATGGCATCGGTGAAGGCGGCGTCGAAGTTTAGCTGGAATTCGCGCGCGACAATATCGCGAGCCGTGCGCTCGATGTCGATCACCTTGCGGTATGAGGCCTGGTTGACGAACACGAACATCGCTTTGATGGCGCCGCGCGCGACGCGCTTGTATATACCAGGGTGTAGTTGCGCCTGCGCGCCGACCGGCACCACAAAGAATCCGACCAGCGCCATCTTCTTGCCGCGCCCCTTGAATACCTGCATTCGGGTGCGCAACGAGCCGAGCATTTCGCCGATCTCCTTGCGTTTCGGGTTGCCGTAGGCATCCAGTTTTATTCCGCTGCCAGGCACCGCGCGCCAGCCGCGCGGCAATCCGCCCAGCGCCATGATCGCTTTCTCAAATGGCTTGCTTCCGCGCAGACCGCCGGTGAAATGTTCTTTAAGCAACACCGCAGGAGCGGTGCCGCCGGACGGCTTTTTATCTTTCAGCCCGACCGTCGCGGTCAGCGTGGCTTTTGTCGCCAAGGTTGAAAACGTCGCGCGCTTAACGAACGGGCTGGCCGACTTGAACGCTCCGGCCATGTCCGCCTGCAATCTTTTCTCGACCGACCTCGCCGTCTGTGTGATCGCCTTCGCCGCCGCGAACGGCACCTGCTTGCGCCCCATGTCGCTCAGGGTGCGCTTCAATCCTTCCAAGCCTTCAATTTGTACAGTCAGCATTTTCGCAGCCCAGTTGACCTAATCCAAAAAAACACAACCTAGCGAAACATCGAGATGCGGATTACC